TTACGGTAGTGATGCAAAATCAACTACATCAAATCAATCATCAACATTAAAAACCGAATATCTATCAGAATCAGTTAATGGATTTAGATATGGTATTGTTAAAGAAAAAGATGGTTATTACGTAAAAAAAGGGTTAAACGAAAGTTCATTAGACTACATTGGTGGTCTTTTTATGAAAAATAAAAATAAATTTAATTCATACGCTGAGGCATTAAAAAGATTACAACTATTATCTGGTGGTGAACTTAATGAAGCAACAAAATATGTTTTAAAACAAAAACCAACCGCAGAACCAGCAAATGAGGCTCCGGTTCCGTCCCCTGATATGGGAGATTTACCAACAGTTCCACCAATGGCTCCTGAGGGTGATGTACCGCCAGCACCTGAGGGTGATATGGGTGATGTACCACCGGCTCCTGAGGGTGATGTTCCACCAGCACCTGAAGGTGATATGGGTGACGAAGGTACTGATGGTGCTAAACCATCTGATTATATGTCTGAAGTACAAAAGTATTCAGGTAAATTAGGTCAAGAATTAAGGGACCAAAAAGAAAAAATGGAAAGTGATGATATCAAATACGTTTTGAATATGATTATTTCCGCCGTTGATTTGGATAAACTTGATGACGAAGATATTGAAGAAATCGGTAAGAAATTCGATAGAGAAGTTGATGATGATGCTAAAATGTCTGATGATATGCCAGATGTTCCAGCAGACGATGATACCACACCCGCAGAACCAACAGGTGATGAAGATTTAGATGAAATGCACGCTATGGATAAATTGGAAAGTTTTATAAACACTCCTATGTCCACAGAAGAAGAAATCGATTTAAGAAAATATGCTGACTTGGGTGGGGATGATTTGAAAGAAATTGATTTGGACGAAATAAAAAACGAAATCAACAAAAGTATATCTGAAACTTTAGGAAAATACTTTAAGTAAAATGGTACTGATATATGTCAACGAAATCGGAACCGATTATAAAGGTCAAAAACAGTATGAATTCATTTTTAGTGAATCTACTGAGATAGACATGGACGAATGGTTTGACGTACCAGCATCATCAACAATAAGTTCAAAATCACCAAGCATAGAATATATAGACCAAGTAGGTCTACTTCAAGACACCGATATAGTTTTTGAATTAATACAAAATTCTGACTACTTCGGTGTTATTGATGCTGTAGATGGTATAATTGCTTTAGCTTGGGAAAAATCTAACTTTGATTTAGACGATGAGAGATTGTTTTTTAGATTTGGTGAATCTTATGAAAACGTATTAAAAAAATTAAAACAAAGGGAAATAACCTTATCAAAAAAAGAAATAAATTCAAAATTATCATGAATAGAAAATTAATCATTGAAAAATTATTGATGGAGGGGTTTTCGGATAAAACTCTTTCTCGTTTAAGTGATAGTGAACTTATAACATTATCAAATACGGTTTTAAAAGAGGCTGGTTCTGTTATGATGAAAAAAACATCATCACCTGCTGAAGTTAAAAAATATACAGACGCTGGATTTAACGTTCAATTGAACGAAAAAAATAAGTCAAAAGTTTGTCCTGTTTGTGGAATGAAAGATTGTAAGTGTAAAGATAAAAAACACAAAGAAAATAAATCTCAAGAAATTGAAGAATGGGTTTTAGACTTAGCAGAATCAAAGTATTCTCACTTCACATCAAAAAAAGATATCATGGGTATTATTAATGAAAAGGTGGGAGAAACATATCAACCAATGCCATCAACAAGAGCAAAAAAAGGACACAATGGTATTCCTGAGTTTATGACATACGATTCAATAATGTCATCACAACCAGCACCCGCACCAACTAAACCTGATGTAGACACCCCAACCAAACCAAATACCCCCACTAGACCTCAAGAAGATGAACCGTGGGACCCGTTTGAACCAGAAATTGGACCTGACCCTAAACCAAAGGCGATAGCCGAAAAGAAAAAAATTAAAAATGAGATTTAAAAAGAAAGATTTAATATCTTTACTTGAAGATATTAATGAAATGCCAATGGATTTTGATTCCGAAGATAGACCTCATGATGATATTCAAAGGGCGTTATCTACAGGGGATACCCCACTTAAAAAAATACCATTCCCAAAAACAGGAGAAGAACCCAATAAAAATTTTCAGGAACTTTTAGCGTCTGAAAGATATAGACAGGTTGTTGAAAAATTAAGGGAATTAACTGGTTCTAATATTACCCTTTCCGGTAATGAACAGGATATGGCACCGTTAATTAGGATGATGCAATATGCTCATAATGAAATTATTAGTGCAGAATCAGAACATAAATCCCAGTTGATTGAATTAGCTGTTAGGTTAGCGGTTGATGAAATACCTGTTTTGAGAAAAAGTGAATTGGAAACTTTATTAGATGATGATAATGGTGGTTTAGAATTTAATGATGGTGTTTACCGTGTGTTTTATAGATTACCTGATGGTAGTAAAAAATACAAAATTCAATACGATGCAAAAATTGTATCTATTGGTGGGGTTAGTGCAGAAAATTTCAATAGAGAAATGGAAAAACAACCCAATATTGAACCTGTTGATGTTGAAAAAGATTTGGCTGATGATTTATTTGATTTGGATTTGGAAAAAGCCAAAAGAAGATTTATTAACGCTATTATACAGGGTGTTTCCAAAAGAGGACATTACATGTACTCATTCGTTGTTGATAAAATTAGAGAAATTACGGGTTCAGATACTTTAACTAATAATTACGGTATTTTGATGTCAATAAATGATACTTTATATTGGCAATTAAGTGATGACAGAATGAAAGGCATGATGGGTGGTGGTGGAATCGGTGGTAAACAACAAGTAAAACGAAGCACAAAACCCCCCACTGTCGTTGCTGAAGCGGTAAACTTTCCGATACTAGTTCACGAATTAATAAAAGGTACGTATGAAATATTTGGTACTCAAGGAAGACCAAAAGATAAAGAAGGAAAAGAGGACCCACGTTTTGCGGATGTTGAAAAATCTGAAGACACTCTTGAAAAAGAAGTTTGGGATTTAAGATTGGGACCGGCAATTTATGATAGACTAAGGAAACAATTTCCTGATGAAATATTTGACGATGAAGAACAATATTTTCTACAAAACTATCTTATAACAAGTATTTTTAAATTACCCGCTAAACAATTCTTAGTTTTTACTAAAGAAGTGTTATCAAATTCTGAAGATGGAAAAAGACTTATGTCTGAGTTATTACAAGGAATTGTTCGAATGTTGAGAAAGTTGGAGTACCAACAAGCGATGTTAAAATTCAATCAAGATTTAGAACAAGTAAGTGATAATATAAATAAAACTGATTTGAGGGATTTCTTAGGTGATATGGGTATTCGATTATCCGATGATGACGACGACCCGGTTGGTCCAACAGATTAAAAATAAAGTTTAGGGGTGGTTTTAACCACCCTTTTTCATATTTATATATATGAGTAATCAAAAAATTGAACAATTAAAAGAGTATGCTCGTATAATGAAAGATACAACCTACGCGTTGAAAACGTATCTTCAAACATATGATAATACCCAAAAAAAATATGTACCGTTAGAGTTGTTCCCTGACCAAATTCAGTTACTAAAAGATTACGAACAACATAACGAAAATATAACCAGAAAATACAGACAGGCGGGTGTGACTACAGTAACCGCTGCTTGGATTTCTAAAAAATTACAATTAGCAAAACCCGAAAACCCTGAAAGGGTTCTTGTTATTGCAAACAAAAAAGATACTGCGGTTGAAATGGCTAATAAAATTAGACATTTTTTAGACCAATGGCCTGATTGGTTAAATGTTGGGTTTTCACCCGATAAGAATTCTGAAAGTAGATTTAGATTAAACAATGGGTGTGAGGTAAAAGCGGTTGCAACATCTGCGGATGCGTTACGTGGTTACACCCCAACCATACTTGTATTTGACGAAGCGGCATATATTGAAGCGGGTGAAGATTTTTGGGCAGCATCTATGGCGTCTCTATCAACAGGTGGTAAAATTATTTTAATTTCTACCCCTAATGGATTTGACCCAATTTATTATGGTGTATATGACCAAGCAATCAGGGGTGTTAATGATTTTCACATTACCGATTTAAGATGGTTTAAGGACCCCAGATATACTAAAGATTTAAGATGGATTAAATGTTCTGATATTGTTCATTATATGTTAAACAGAGAACAATATGATGATAACGAAGTTGTAATGTACGATTTCGATATTGATAACTACAAAAAGTATGAGGAAGATGGTTATAAACCACTTTCTTCATGGTTTGAGGGTATGTCTAAAAAATTCAAATTTGATAGACGTAAAATCGCACAAGAATTAGAGTGTGATTTCCTTGGTTCAGGTGACGGTGTAATTCCAACGGAGATACAAGACAATATTGTTAAAAATATGTTGCGTGACCCAAAAGAAAAATATATGCAAGGTACCTTTTGGCAATGGAAAGAACCAATACAAGGTCATAAGTATATTATGGGTGTAGATGTATCTCGCGGGGATAGTGAAGACTTCTCATCTATTAATATTATTGATTTTGATGAAAGGGAACAGGTTGCGGAATACATAGGAAAAATACCACCAGATGATTTAGCATCCATTGCATACAAATGGGGTATTCTATATGAGGCGTTTATTGTTGTCGATATTACAGGAGGTATGGGTGTTGCAACATCAAGAAAGTTACAAGAGTTGAACTACAAAAATCTTTATATTGACGGTATTAATACTAAGAATATTTGGGAATATAATTCCAAAGCGATGGAAAAAATTCCTGGATTAAATTTTAACAATAAAAGAACACAAATTGTTGCCGCTTTTGAAGAACAATTAAGAAAGGGTTTTCAAGTTAGGTCAACAAGATTGATGAATGAATTAAACACATTTGTTTACATAAATGGTAGACCTGACCATATGAAGGGAGCACATGATGATGCTATTATGAGTATGTCTATGGCTCTTTATGTTGGTGATATATCGTTTAGTCAATTAACTAAAAATGAAAACGCAAATAAAGCGATGTTAGAATCTTGGACATTGTCCGAAAGAACTTATGAACCAAATAAATCATTTTATTCTTACGGTACCGCTTTTGACCAAATAGGTTCAATGTCTATGGATAATAACCCAAATATCCCAAAACATAATAATAACGCAACTAAAGAAAATTACCAACAATACTCGTGGTTATTTGGTAAGAAGAGATAAACCTTTATTTTCAAAATAAAATTAATTATATTCTGATAAACTATTTATATACATGGCCGATAACAATAATTTTACGGTATTTCAGAGACTAACAAAAATGTTTGGGTTTCCCGGTAAGGTAACCCCTGAAGAAGCTCCGTCATTTAATTTTGATAAAGAGCAAATATTAAAAACAAGTAGTCGAGAAGAATACGAAAAGGCAATGTTGCAAGCTCAACAGAGCCAATATATTGCAGACAAATGGACAAAACTCGACCAATCATTATACAACCAATCTGTTTATTATGAACCAAACAGATTGTCTGCGTACTATGATTACGAATCAATGGAATTTACACCTGAAATCTCTGCGGCTTTAGATATTTACGCGGAAGAATCAACAACCCTTTCAGAAAAGGGTGAGATATTAACAATATTCTCTGAATCAACGAGGGTTAAAAGTGTGTTAGAAGATTTATTCTTAAACAGATTAGATTTAAATACTAACTTACAAATGTGGACAAGAGGTGTTTGTAAGTATGGTGATAATTTTGTTTACCTTAAGATTGACCCCGAAAGAGGTATTGTTGGTTGTCAACAATTACCAAATATCGAAATAGAAAGACTCGAGGGTAAAGAAAGTAAAACACCAAATCAACAAAATGCTATGCAATTACCATCAAGGGAATTGAGATTTCAATGGAAAAACAAAGAGTTGGAATTTCAAGCTTGGGAAATTGCTCATTTTAGATTGTTGGGTGATGATAGAAAACTTCCTTATGGTACATCGATGTTGGATAAAATAAGAAGAATTTGGAAACAATTACTTTTAGCTGAAGATGCTATGTTGATTTATAGAACAACAAGAGCACCCGAAAGAAGAGTTTTCAAAATTTTTGTTGGTAACATGGATGACAAAGATATCGAAGCATATGTACAACGTGTTGCTAATAAATTTAAAAGGGACCAGGTAGTAGACAGTAGAAATGGTCAGATTGATATGAGATATAATCAAATGGCTGTTGACCAAGATTACTTTATTCCTGTTCGTGACCCAGCACAGACAAATCCAATTGAAACATTAGCGGGAGCACAAAATTTAGGTGAAATCGCGGATATTGAATATATCCAAAAGAAAATGTTAGCGGCTCTTCGTATTCCTAAAGCATTTTTAGGATTTGAAGAGGTTGTTGGTGATGGTAAGACCCTCGCTTTAATGGACATTCGTTTTGCAAGAACCATTAATAGAATTCAAAAATCATTAGTTCAAGAATTAAACAAAATCGCGTTAATTCATTTATACCTTTTAGGTTTAGAAGATGAATTAGATAATTTTACATTATCCTTAACTAATCCATCTGCACAATCTGATTTATTAAGAATTGAACAATGGAAAGAAAAGATAACTTTATATAAAGACGCAACATCTGACCAATCTCAAATTGGTATTTTACCAGTATCTCACACTTGGGCTAAGAAGAATATACTTGGTATGAGTGATAGTGAAGTAATATTGGATTTACAACAACAAAGAATTGAGAGAGCAATAGGATTTGAACTTACAAATACCCAAAACGTAATTAAACGTTCAGGTGTGTTTGATGATGTTGACTCTAAATACGGTGTACCTGAAGAAGAAAGACAAGAGGGTGGAGAATCTCCTGAGGGTGCGGGTGGAGAAATGGGTGGGGGAGCCCCACCACCGCCACCACCACCTCCAGCGGGTGGGGAAGCTCCGTTGAGTGAAAGTAAAAAACATAAAATTTTAGATATGTTGGGTGAAAATAATAACCTTGAAGATTTATTTGATATGAATAAAGCCCAACAGAATATTTATGAAATAGAAAATAAACTAAAAGACTTCTTAAATGAATAAATAAAATGACAAACTTTGGTGAATTAAAAACAAAATTATTAACAAAATTAACAGAATCATATTCGTCTAATAAAAAGGATGAAGTTAAAGATTTGGTTAAGAAACTTAAATCAAATAAATCTTTGGTTGAAATGTATATGTTTTATGAAGACGTTGAAAACATGCACATTTCTAGTAAAGAAAAGGCAAAATTATTTGTTGAGAGTTTAGAACCTCAATTGATTGATAGAATGAAATCAATTAAAAAAGATTTCAAAGAGTTCGGAAAGACATTGAAAAATGTTGTTGTGGAATCTAATCAACTATACAATGATTTAGATATATTGTCAGAAGAAAACACGATACACAATATTTCTAAAAAAATAGATTCAAGAGAGAATTTAATAAATTTCTTAACTACTGAAAAAAATAATGTGGTTACCGAAAAACCTTCTGTTCAAATTGAAAATCATTCATTGTTAAATGCGGTGTTGGTAAACAATTTCAACATAAAGTATAATGATTTCTTAAACGAAGAACAAAAAGAAACGTTTAATAAGATTGTGTCAATGAGTAATGATGAATTAATCAATGAAATGACAACAATTAAAAATCAATTGAATGGTAAGTTGGACTCACTTTTAAAAGAATCGTCTGACGACTCTGTTATAAGTAAACTAAAAAATGTAAAATCAGAAGTTGATAAATCAGAATTTTCTAGATACAACTATTATAAACTAGTTGAACTTAAGAAAGGTTTAATTTGATTTTTCTTGATTAGTAAACAATTGTTGTTTATACACCGCCTTCAATTTTTTACTTCTTCTATTAACTGATGGTTTAGTATATTCTTGTTTATCTCGTAACTTCTCTATTTGTTTAGTTTTGTGAACCTTGTGTTTGTATTTTTTCAATGCAGACTCAAGGTTTTTTTCTTTGTTGACATTTACAATTATCATAACGTTTTTTTGAAATATAATTAAAAAATTTTGGTTTGTTAAGTTTATTTTGTATATTTTAAATACACCATAAAATATATAAGTATGATAATTTTAAATGAAAAAAGGAAAGTTTATCTCAATAGGGGTATACAATAATGTAAAAATTGGATACGGTACTGTTGACTACAAGAACTTGAAAACAATTTATGTCCAATTGAATTCTTGGACACAACCATCTGTCGATGAGCATGATTTTAATAAATTAATTTCAAAAACAAGAAGACAGATAAAAGAAATAATATATAATCTAAACACGGAGTATTTTAAAAGAGAATCGATTGTTGATTTAGACATAAAGACCAGCGGTATAAAAACAAATAAAAGGTCTTTTATGGATTTGGAAATTACTCTTTATGTTGAGAAACATTTTGATGTTAGGTCAAAAGATATAAAATCAATCATTTCCAACTTATCGGAAAATATAATAGATACCACTTTAGTTGATGAAACTTTATTTAATTTCTTTGAAAAAAAGAATTAATTGAGTATTCAGGGTATTTATTATAAAAAAGTTGGATGAAAATACTCGGACCAAATGAAACCGGTAAAGGAATACTAATAGAGTACGACGCCGGTTATATATCACCAAAGGAAAATCAAAAAATTATTTCTGAGATGAAGGATATTGACTTCTCTCAGGATTTAATCTTATATGCCGTTTTACAAAAGTACGACACACCAAATAAGAACGGTCGTATATATCCCGAAAACTTACTTAAGAGAGAAAACGAAAAGTATCAGACCTTAATAAAAAAAGGAAGTGCTCTTAATGAGTTAAATCACCCAACATCTTCACTTATTGATTTAGACAGAGTTTCCCATTCTATTTTGGAAACTTGGTGGGATGGTAAAATTTTAATGGGTAAAATTAAATTGTTTACATCGCCAGCTTGGAAAAAAATGGGTATTGTTAGTACCAAAGGGGACCAAGCAGCAATGTTATTAATGAACGGAGCGACATTAGGTATTTCATCAAGAGGTGTTGGGTCATTAAAAAATGTAAAAGGACAAAACATAGTTCAAGATGATTTTGAATTAGTATGTTTTGATTTAGTTTCTTCTCCAAGCACACCAGGTGCATATGTATTCTCTGATTTAAATGACAGAGACCAATATCAAGAATCAATTCAAGAAAAGCCACAAGACACAGATAAGATGAAAAACTTAATGTCTAAGTTGGATAGTTTTTTAGGTAAATAAAAATAAAATACAGGTTATCATACTATAATCAGTATTTTTTTACATAATCAATATATTTATAGTTAAATAAATTTATTAAAATGAGCGAAAAATCCATTCTAGAACAAGCGTTACTTCAAGTACAAACACTTGAGGAGGCAGTAAAATCAAACGCAAAAGGTATACTTGCTTCTACTATGAAACAAGAACTGGGCGATTTGTTAAAAGAATCAATGGAAGATGAGGAGAAGGATGTTAAAGAACAACCTACTCCTAAAGAAGACCCCACAGATGATGTATCAGACAAATCTGATGATGAAACAGGGGACGATAAATCAGACGAAGATGACGACAACGTATCTAATGACGATGAACCAACTAAGGGTATCGACGACAAAGATTCATTTGAAGACGACGATGACGACATGGGTAACATGGGCGGATTCCAAGACGATGATGATGATGATGTAGTTGATATGACCGGTGCTGATGAAGACGAAATTTTAAAAGTTTTCAAAGCTATGGGTCCTGAGGATGGTGTTATTGTTAAAAAGGACGATGACCACATCGAATTGTCTGATGGTGATGATGAGTATATTATCAAGTTAGGTGATGAAGACATGATGGGTGATGAATTCGATTTAAATGAAATGGATGAATTAGAACCCGGAATGGAACCTGTAGATGGTGATTCAGAATTTTCAGAAGATTATTCAGAGGAAGGTTCAGATGATGAGACTATTTACGAAATCGAACTTGATGATGTAGAAGAAGACATGATGAGTGATGATGAACTTATGTTAGGTGATGAACCTACAGGTGATGAATCACTTGAAGAATATGTCGACGAAACTTACGAAGAAGGTGATGAACCAATCGAAGGTGATGTTGAAGAATCTGCTCGTACTATGGGTAATGGATATCATGGAGGAATTAAATCCAAAAAGAAATTCTACTCAGGTAATAAGAGAGAAGAAATCAACGAAGAAGTTAGCAAACTTAGAAAACAAAATGATGAGTACAAGAAAGCTCTTGTATTATTCAAAGAAAAGTTGAACGAAGTTGCTGTATTTAACGCCAACTTGGCTTACGCTACTCGTTTGTTTACTGAACACTCAACCACCAAGCAAGAAAAGTTAAATATCCTAAAAAGATTCGATTCAATCTCAACCTTGAAAGAATCTAAGAACTTATATAGTTCTATAAAAACTGAATTGGACACTAAAAAACCAGTGACCGAATCAGTGGTTGAAAAAATAACAACGGCACCAACAACTTCATCTTCTCAAAAAGTATTGTCGGAATCAAAAGCATACGAAAATCCACAAT